CGGCGCGACAGCAGTTAAGGGAGTTGAACTCGCTCGCGGTGCAGAAGAAGTCGCCAAAATTATACGAGCGGCTGAAGTTTCTGTCGTCGCTACAGCAGCGACTAGAGTTGCTGCGGCCGTATAGTTAAACAACATTACAATTTTATTGTATCATCAACTTGATGGTTAGAATTGCCCACACTGCCGACATTCACTGGCGAGGCTTAAGTCGACACGACGAGTATAGAGAGATTTTTACCACTTTCGTTAAGGATTGTAAAAAAAACAAAGTAGATCACATCTTCGTGGGAGGAGACATCTTCCACACTAAAACGACAGGTATCTCGCCCGAGTACATCGATCAGCTAACATGGTGGTTGGAAGCCATGGCAAACGTAGCCTCCGTTCACCTGACGTTAGGCAATCATGATGGAAATCTTGTTAACTTGTCTAGGCAGGATGCGGTGTCGCCCGTAGTACAAGCTCTAAACAATCCAAGAATCCATCTTTATAAAAAAAGTGGAGTCTACGAATTTCATCCTGGTTACACCTGGTGCATTTATTCTCTTTTCGATGAGGAAGGATGGAAAGATGTACGACCAGCGCCTGGCAAAACCAACATCGCCTGCTATCACGGACCCGTTCAAGGGTCTGTTACCGAGGTAGGTTGGGAGATGGATGGATTGGGATTGGAGTTTTTCAAAAACTACCCGTTCGTACTTCTCGGAGATATCCATCAGATGCAACACCTTGGATATCGCGAGGCGCTCGACGGTAAAAAGAAACCATGGATTTCTTATCCTGGTACTCCGATTCAGCAAAATTATGCCGAAGAATTAAATCATGGCTATCTATTGTGGGACATCGACGACCTTCGTACGTGGGACGTTTCTTTCAAAAAACTTCCTAATCCCAAGCCGTATGTCACCATTCAGTGGAATGGCTCTGTAGAGGATCTAATCACGACGGCTTCTCAACATCCTGATGGCTCCAGGTTCAGGATTAGGTCTTCGGAAGCGCTGGGTCAAAAAGATTTTAGTCTTATCGGAGAAACCTTAAAGAGCGCTAAGGTCGCTACTGAAGTAACGTTTAAGTCAGATTTTATCGTAGATCGATCGGTCGTTCAAACTGGTTCTTCGACCCTAGAAAAAGCAGATCTAAGAAATCCAGACGTGCTGGTTAAACTTATCAAAGACTATTACAAAGGTACCCAGGTCTCGATTGACGAATGGAATTCTGTTACGGAGCAAGTCAAGTCTTGTTTATCTGCAGTAACATCGCAAGAAGAAATGGCGCGTAATTCGAAGTGGTCGCTTCGACACCTTCAGTTCGATAACATGTTCGCATATGGAGCAGACAACGTCATTAACTTCGATAAGCTAAACGGCATCGTGGGCGTATTCGGTCCAAATCGCGTCGGTAAGTCCTCAATTGTTGGCACGTTAATGTATTCGCTATTTAATGCTACAGATCGTGGGCCCATCAAGAATATCCACGTGTGTAACATTAGAAAGCCTTATTGTTCGTCCAAGGCGATCATTAATCACAACGGAACTGATTATGTTATTGAGCGACAAACAGTCAAGACAGAAAATAAGAAAGGCATCATCAACGCCTCTACTTCTCTAAACGTTTTTAAAATACGAGAAGACGGCGAAGCAGACGACCTAGCTGGTGAACAACGTACGGATACCGAAAAAGTAATTAGAAGCTTGATCGGTGGACAAGAAGATTTTATGATGACGTCGCTCGCCGCGCAGGGAGAAACAAACCAGTTTATTTTACAAGGTTCTACTCGGCGTCGTGGTGTGCTGTCTAGGTTCCTCGACCTAGACATCTTTGACAAGATGCATGAATTAGCGAACAAAGAACTCGTTGGTCTCAAGTCACAATTAAAAAATTGTCCCGATAGGGACTGGCAATTTTTGTTTGATAGCACCAAAAAGTCGATGAGCGCTGCCGACGATTTGATTAACGAACTATCTCAATTGATCAAGGAGAAGCAGCTAGAACACTCTAGGCTTCAACTCGAGCTATCGAAGCACAAAGACGTCACGCCTGTGACAAAGTCGCAAGTCGAATCTTACGCAAAACAAGTTTCTACTCTTGAATCTACGCTAACTCAATGCCAACTAGAGACGTCGACTCTACAGACAGAAATGGAGGAATTGACAAAAAAACTTGAGAAAATTTCTTCTGTCAAAAAAGAGAACGATCTTTCAAAATTAAAGCAGCGTGACGCTGCTTATAAAACGCTTGAAGCTTCACTTCAAGCCTTAAAGTTTGCTCACGACAAAGAAGAGACGCAATTAAAACAACACCAAAAGTCCTTGAAAATCTTGGACGAAGTTCCCTGTGGAGACGATTATCCTACGTGTAAGTTTATTAAGGACGCTCACCTTAGCAAAGGAAAAATCAAAGAACAAACTCAAAAAACTCAATTAGCGCAGGAAAAACTACAAGAAGCGTCGTCTTCGCTGGAAGAACTAAAGCAAGAAAATACGACGGATAAACTTGAGAAAATGGAGAAATTACTGGCGTTAGAAAACAAGTTGCTCCTCGACGCATCGAAAAAAGAAACTTCGATTACTAGACTACGCTCAGTCCAGGAAACCAAGTTAGTCGAATTAGAATCCGCCAGACTAAGGTTAGCACATCTTCAAGAGGCTTTAAAAAACGAAGAAAATGCGGAGATTGTTTCCCTTAGGGCTAATATTGAAAATATTTCAGATGACGTTGAGGCGCTTGCTTCACAAAAAATTTCGGCAGCCACGCAGAAAGGTAAATTAGCGGCCAACCTAGAAAAGCACGAAGAAGAAAAGTCGATTAGGGATAGCCTACTAGAAGCGATGAAGGTTCATGAACTGGTCACGGGGGCTTTCTCAAAGAAGGGTATTCCACTCATCGTGATCAAATCTCAATTGCCGGCTATCAATATCGAGATCGCGAAGATCTTACATGGTATTGTCGACTTTACTATTGAACTGGAAAACGATGAGGTTACCGATTCGTCAGAAATCTATATCAACTATGGCGATTCAAGGCGGATCGTAGAGTTGTGCAGTGGAATGGAGAAGACGATAGCTTCGCTAGCCATCCGCGTCGCGATGATTAACGTTTCTTCGCTACCAAAACCAGATATTTTTATTATAGACGAAGGATTCGGTACGCTTGACGATACCGCTGTTGAGGCTTGTAATCGTTTACTCGTTTCCTTAAAAAAGTATTTTAAAACTATTCTTATCATTACGCATGTAGACGGTGTAAAAGACATTGTCGATAGAGTGTTAGAAATAACAAAAAATGAAAAAGATTCTAAAATAACTTATGGAATTGAAGAATGAACGATTGGCAACCCTATCCGAAAAATAGAAAAATTTGCGAACGTCAAAATTACGTGTTAATAGTACCAGAAAATTTTGATGAAACAAAAAAAAATATGCCTTTATTTTGCGATGTTTGTCAAATAAGATTTAATAGTAAAGACGACGAAAAGGCATATGATAAATTTAAGTGCTGCGCTATTTGCGCAGACAATTGGGCGTATTCTCATAAGGATGCCTGGTCGAATGGATGGCGTCCAGACGAAGACAAAATAAAAAAGTCCATTGAAAAAAGGATTTTTGCGAATCCTATTATTGTCTTCGAGTAAGAGTCGTATATTTAGGAACTGGAGACACTATGTCCAAAATTGATTACAACGCACTAGGCCAAGCCCTCGACACCTCTTGGGGTCGTTCCTCGACGCCGAAGACAGCGTCTTATTCTGTTAAATTTTCTTTAGCAGGGGACGTGTTGATAGCAACATATCAGGCTATCGTTAATTTTGCTTCTGAAAAAGAGATGATTATGATGAAGCGAATGTACGAAGAAGAATCAATCAACGTCATCGACGCCGTATTAAAGAATGTAAAAGCTGCGTATAAAGACTTGTCTGAAGAAACGCTATCGACAAAAGAATATAATTCTTCGACGTCTGTAGAAATAATCGGCTTTAACGTTCACAATCCTAAGAGAACAGCGTACTTTCGTAGGAAGACGTCTTTTGAAATAGCATGACACAACCCCTATCTAGAAACGAACAAGTACGGGAAATAGTCCGATGTGGTAAAGACCCCGTATACTTCATGAAGAACTACGTCAAGATCCAACACACCGTGCGGGGTCTTATTCCTTTTGAAACGTATGATTTTCAGGATGATTGTGTCAAACACTTTGAGCAAAGTCGTTTCAACATCGTCCTAAAGTCTCGTCAGCTGGGTTTGTCGACCGTTACTGCAGCTTACGCAGTCTGGTTCGCGATCTTCAAGAAAGACAAGAACGTTCTCGTCATCGCAACGAAGTTATCGACTGCGATGAACTTCATCAAGAAGGTGAAGATCATGTTAGATGGTCTGCCAAAGTGGTTACTGCTCACCAAATTTGAACCGACCAAGCAGGCAATTAGATTCGACAACGGTTCACAAATCAACGCTATCCCGACCTCTCCAGATGCCGGTAGATCCGAGGCGTTGTCCCTGCTCATTGTTGACGAGGCCGCGTTCATTAGAGACTTCGAGGACATCTGGACTGGTCTGTATCCTACCCTGTCAACCGGTGGTAACGCCATCATCATCTCCACTCCAAACGGCGTCGGGGGTCAATATTATCGACTCTGGATGGACGGTGAAACGAAGCAGAACGAGTTCAACACGATCAAACTTCCATGGTGGGTACATCCAGAGCACGATCAGGAGTGGTTCGATAAAGAGACCAAGAACCTACCGAAACGCAAGGTGGCTCAAGAATTTCTTTGCGACTTTATATCTTCGGGCGATACGTTCCTTCAACCCGGCGACTTAGAAGCCATAAGAGAACAGATACGACCACCCATGGAGAAGAGCGGTCCACAGTCTGCCGTGTGGATATGGAGAAAACCAGAACCAGGACAAAAGTATGTAATTGCTTCCGACGTGGCCCGCGGCGATGCCGGCGACTTTTCTACTTTTCATATCGTCAACAATCAAACTTGCGAAGTTGTTGCCGAGTATATGGGAAAAATTCCACCAGATAAATTAGCTGACCTACTGTTCGAGTATGGCAAGCTTTATAACGAAGCCCTAGTTTGTCCCGAACAAAATACTTTCGGATATTTTACGTGTACAAAATTAAGAGACGACGGGTATCCACGACTGTACTATCAAGGAGTTACAGGCGATCCTTTTGAGTTTAGATCGACAGATCCAAACGCGGTTCCTGGATTTTCGACCCAGACAAAAACGCGAGGTCAAATATTAGCGAAACTCGAGGAACTGGCAAGAAACAACAGGATCAAGGTTTATTCTCAACGACTTTACGATCAATTGCAGGCATTCATGTGGAATGGTGCCCGGGCACAAGCTGCAAAAGACGCGCACGATGATCTCATTATGAGTTTGGCTATAGCCACCTGGTTAGTTGCAGGAGATTCTGTGGCTAACGAACAAGCCATGGCCCTAGCATATGCGATGTTAAAGGCTACGAAGGTCGAACAAAAAAACAATATGCCTGGTGACGTTGCCTCGGTAAAGCCAGTACCAAATCCACAAATGTCAGGATTTAATCCGAGAGAGGCTCACAAACCAAAAGATCCCTCTCAAATCAGACACGTAGACGTAACAGATTTTTCTTGGCTATTCCGCTAAATTAGCTACTTAAAGAATATCTATTAAAGTTAAAGGATCGATATGCCAAAGCTTACAATTTCGCAATTAAGAAAAATTATCTCGGAAGAAGTCAAAGTATTACGAGAAGGTGACAAAGAAGACCAAGCAGCCGCCATGGCGAAAGCAGCTGCCAGCTTACTTAAAGCGATCGAATCTTTTAAAGCCGCTGCGTCCGCCAAAGCAAAATCCAGCATGGACAGCACAGGTTTATCGCTAGAAAAACACCTTCAAGAATCCGAAAAGACGTTAAAAAGAATCGTCGGTTCGCCACTACAACACGTCGATGGACCAAAAGCGCCATCGGTCGCGACGGGTGCCAAAGTCGAGCCAGCGGCACCACAACCAGTTTCCAGCGATGCTAAAAAGGTTTCTGTGAAGCCCACCGTTAAAGCCTAAAAGGTATACGTAGTTCTATTTAAGATTAATATGTAACGACGAAAGAGCCATCCTCACGATTGAGGAGGCAAAACAAAATGGCAAAAGTAAAAGAATCTCAAACGTTATTTCAAAGACTTTCAAAGTTATTCAAAAGCGGTCCTGTTGTAAAGCGCAAGATCAGGACGTTAGATACAACGATCGCCGTCGCCGATAAGACGAAGTCTTCCGGCGCTTTACTTTTTCAGAAGTCGTTAGCTCCGACGTATGCGACAATAACCGCAAATGCGTATAACCTTTCCGAACGCCTGATGAGATATCAGGATTTTAGCGAGATGGAATATTGCCTTCACGGCGACACGTTAATCGCCGTGCCAGGGGGATATAAAAAGATAAAAGACCTTGCCGCAGAATGTGAAGAAAATCTAGACAAACAGTTTTTAGTTTATGCATATGATCACAACCTAAGTAGAATCGTTCCAGCTTTAGGTAAACAAGCCCGTCAAACTAGAATTGATCATGCTTATACCGTTACTTTTGACAATGGTCAACAGATTATTGGAACTCCCAACCATCGTCTTATGAAAAGAGACGGAACATTTTGCAAAATTGAAGATTTAAAATGTGGCGATGCGATGATGCCATTTTACCGTCGCGACCTTTTTAATGGTTGCAAAGAAGAAGGAGATGGTTATCGTTGGATTTATACGATGGATCGACGTTCTAAAATGAACGGTTGGGTTGCTGAACATCGCGTCATCGGCGAAATATTAAAAGGATCTCCCTTGATAGATGATGAGGTTGTCCATCATAGAAATTTTATTAAATACGATAATAGACCTGAAAATTTGCAGGTAATGTTTGACGAAGACCATCGAAGATTACATGCAGAGATCCTTAATGGTGCTAAGTGGTCAGAGCAAAACGCCGACTGGATTCAGCAGTTTAAAATCTGTCATTCCAGGTTCATGACAGAAAATAACCCCGCCGAAAGAAAAGACATCACATTCGGGCGAATACTCGAAATTGCGGAAAGAGTTAAGTTTAATTCAAGAAAAATCTGTGAAGTACTTGATACAGACCCTAACGTAATCAAACGCAAACTTCGTAAGCACGGTTATCAAAACTTTGAGACATTTGCAAAAGCCTATAACCCAGATTGGCATAACGCAGGATGGAATAATCAAGGCGAGAATAATCCCAGATATAACAAGACTATTACATTCGATAAAATTTGTTCGGCGTTTTCTAAGGGCATGTCGAAGAAAGAATTAGCTAATTCTTTAGATACGACTACGACTGTTCTTGTCAAGCGTCTTTCTGAGAACGGATATAAAAACTATACAGAGTTTTCTCAGAACTACGAAAACCTCAAGGTAGTCTCTATAGAATATCATGGAGTGATTCCTCTTTTCGATTTGACGGTAGACGGATATAAAAACTTCGCAACAAACACCGTTATCTCTCACAACACACCCGAAATCGCTGCCGCGATGGACATCTACGCCGACGAGACGGTGGCTCAAGACGATAAGGGTCGCGTCCTTCACATCTACTCCGACAATGAAAAGATCAAGGAGATCCTAGAAGACCTCTTCTACAATACCCTCAACGTCGAGTTTAACCTCCGTTCGTGGGCTCGTAACCTAGTCAAGTACGGCGATTTCTTCCTCTACAACGACGTGTCTCCCCAGTATGGCGTCATCAACGCGTTCCCTATCCCTGTCAACGAAATTGAGAGAGAAGAGAATTACGACCCTAACGACCCGTTCGCCGTTCGATACCGCTGGGTCACCCTCGGCAATCGTACCCTTGAGAACTGGGAAGTCACTCACTTCCGTCTCCTCGGTAACGACATGTTCTTGCCCTATGGCTCCTCAGTCATCGAACCTGCTCGGCGTATCTGGCGTCAGTTGATCCTCATCGAGGACGCGATGTTAGTGTACCGCGTAGTTCGCGCGCCAGAACGCAGAGTGTTCTATATCGACGTTGCAAATATCCCTCCGGAAAACGTACCGATGTACGTCGAGGAGCAACGCAAAAACCTGCGCACCAACCAAGTTGTCGACCGAGCCACAGGTCGGCTGGACCTGCGTTACGCGCCTCTTTCCATCGAGGACGATTACTTCATTCCAGTTCGTGGTGGAGAGTCAGGCACTCGTATCGACACCTTAGCCGGTGGACAAAACGCCGCCGCAGTCGAAGACGTAGCCTATATTCAGAAGAAACTCTTCGCGGCGTTGAAGATTCCACGAGCCTACCTCGGTTACGATGAGATGTTGTCGTCCAAGGCCACCCTGGCCCAGGAGGACATCAGGTTCTCTCGTACGATTAACGTCGTTCAAAAAGTGCTCATTTCCGAGCTCAATAAGCTCGCGATCATCCATCTATACGCTAACGGTTTTGATACAGATGATTTACAAAACTTCACGCTAAGATTGTCTAACCCGTCTACGGTTGCCCAGCAACAAAAGCTCGAGCTGTGGAGAAGCAAGTTCGAAATTGCGGGTTCTATCCCCGAAGGAATGGGCAGCAAGAAGTTCGCCCGTAAGATGATCTGGGGTTTAACGGACGAACAAATTGAAGAAATAGATGAGCAGCGATACGAAGAAAAGCTGATCGACCAAACCATCGAAGAAGCTAAGGCTGAAGAACCCGAAGAAGAAGGTGGCGGAGAAGAAACGGGCGGCGGGGGTGAGGAAACCGGTGACGAAGCGGCCGACGGTGAGGAGACAGGAGGAGAAGAAGGTGGAGGAGACCTTTTCGCAGGCGACGA